CCAGTTTTAGAAGCAAGACCAGTTATTCCAGATCCTATACCTTTTCCTATTTTTTTCTTTCCTTCTAAATTACTTTCAGCACTAGATCTTTTATCTGCAGATATCTGTGATTTTAATTCTTTATTTTCTTTTTTTTGTTCTGTAATTCTATTTGCAAAATCTAATGATAAAGCACCACCAATATCTTTAATTACTGCAGTAATTTCTGATAACTCTTCATTTAGTGTAGATACACCTCCAGATAGCATACTAATACGTTTTTCATGATTACCAATATTACTCCTATTTGTAAAGATATTATTTCTATTTGTAGCAACATCATCTGCGAGTCCCACATTAAACGATAATTGATCTTCATCAATATTCAATACCTTTCCAGGTTTAATTCCTGCTGATGGTCTGTTTATAAACGACCCTGCTCCAGCAGAAATTTTTGGTATGGACGCACCACTACCAAAAGGAGAGTTTATATTACTTACGTTTAATTTTGGTTTATTTGTTTGAAGATTAATTAGTGCCACTTTGTTGCTTTAGATTTTCTTCTTCTATGTGTTGTTGTAATAAAGTCACATACACTTCCCTTTCCCAAGGGATCATATTTTCTATCTCTGTTAAAGAGTATTTATGGTGTTGAACTAAGGCAAAATTTACTTTATAGTATGACTCAAGATTAGTGTGAGCCATACTTAGGTGAAAAAACTTGCTAGTCCCTCCAATACAACTTCAGATTCGACCTCAGTAGTTGGATTTGTTACCTTAACTTTATGAGAGAGTTTAGGCATTGTTTCAAAGAATTTTTCAATTGATTTGAACTGTTTACTATTTAACTGTTCAATAAATTCTTCTAATTCTTGTTTAGTCGAATCAGAAGCAGCCCAACTCTCCTCTTCATCATAAATCATTTCAATACATGATGTAATCATATTCAAAGATTTATTCACATCACTTTCTTCACTAGATTCAAAATTACTATCAATAAATTCGTTGAGTGATGGATACTTAAGTTTCATAGAATATTGATCATCAAGTTTAATAGTGCTTTTATGTCCTCTAGTTTTTTGAACTTTAATAGAATCAATATTAATTTCCATTTGCACTGATGTTTTATTATCATCAGGACAAACTATATTTACTTCAACAGTTTCACCAACTGACTTTGAACGAACATTTAAGAATAAGTATTCAATATCAAAAGTAGCAAGTTTAGTAACATTAACCCCTTTTGTTAAAATACATTCATCTAAAATTTGCACAACCGCATTTGATATTTGTTGAGTATCTTCAGTCTCCAACGCCATAATAAGAATTTTTTCTTCTCTAACTAAAAAGGGTCGATATTTAATCTTCTTTCCAGTTGATGGTAATGTTAGATCATAAGTTGGAGTATTAATCTTTGGTAAAGGCATAATGTGTTCACACTTCAGTAAATTTATTTATAGGGGTAATTTTAACTTCTTGTTACAATGTATCTATCATAGTTAAAGTTAACTGTAACTTTTAAAAGATCTGCTGCTCCATATGTAACAGGTAAAGATACAATTGATTTTGGGAAAGCATTTCTAAATTCATACATCAAAGTTCTTTCAATATTTTTTTCAAACTTTGTAATACTCATTGTATCACATTTATAATCATTTGGATACTTAAATCTTCTATAAAAACCAGCATTATCTAAACTAACACCATCACTATCTGCTCCACTTGAAATATAATCCATCCATCCTTCAAAAATTCTGAGTAGTGTATATTCCTGATCCACATAAAAAGTAAAATCAATATCAGTATATAAACGAGTATGAGCAAACTCTTGAGGTATACCCATAAAATTATCCTTTACTTCACCAGTTGCAAATGCACTTGCAGGTAATGATGCTTCAGAACAAAGTATCCCTGCATCTCTAGATAAAAATACTTTAGCATTATCAAGACCTATTCCCTCAAGATAATCAGTTATTGTAGGTTTCAATGCTGAAAAATGAACTTGGTATTGATTTGTTAACGACAGTTTGCCAAGTTTCTCCTTGACATCTTGCATCGTTATCCTATTTACTATTCCTGCCACTCTAAATACCTTATACGAGTCTTATATTATTTCTATTTAGATGGCTTATAAGGGAAAATTCAGACCTAGAGTTCCAACGAAGTATAAAGGTGATTATACTAATATCATATATCGTTCTTTATGGGAACTAAAGTTTATGAAATATTGTGATAGTAATCAGAATATTTTAGAATGGGGAAGTGAAGAATTTTTCATTCGTTATATATCTCCCATAGATAATCGTGCTCATAGATACTTTCCAGACTTCTATATCAAAGTTAGAGAGAACACTGGACAAATTAAAAAATATGTAATTGAAATAAAACCAAAGAAGCAATGCATTGAACCTAAAGTACAGAAAACAAAAACAAAAGCATATGTTCGTGAAGTATGTGAATATGTAAAAAATCAAGCAAAATGGGAAGCAGCATCAGAGTATTGTAAGGATCGTAAATTAGAATTTAAAGTCTTAACAGAGAACGAACTAGGTATTAAGTAATGGATAGAATTGCAGAAATATCAGATAATTTAATTGGAGTTGAAAGTCCTGATGACTTAATGCTAGAAATACTAGAAGCACTACCCGAAGCAGAAGGGTCTCCTGAAGCAGGAAACTATTATACTTTTGTATATCAACCAAAAACACCTGGTATTAGATATGATGAATTTCCATTAGTTGCAGTCACAGATGTTTTTAATTGGGGTTTCAAAGGATTGAATTTTCATTGGGGAAATGTGAGACAATATACATGGCAGGAGATGATTGGAAATCTACATATTGTGTCTTCAGAAGAGATAGAATCTTTACGTTCTATTCCGTATGGAAAAATACGTCTAAATAGTTAAAATTAATATATAAGGTCGATAAATGGGAAGACAGACAGGAGCACAAAGGAGAGCTGAATATAATAGAAAACGAAAGTTAAGAAATCAACCAGCATTAACTAATGATATGTCTTTAACTGAAAAAGACAAACAAAATGCTGCTGATGAAGACGCAATTTTTAAAATATTAAGTAATAGTGATAAATATAGGTCAGTTTCTGATGATAGATCAGAAGTTCTTATGCAAGGTGGTGGAGAAAATATTAAATTAAAAGGAACAGGACTAACTGGAACAAATAAACAAGTACAAAAAGCTCTTACTGATGCAGGTGCAATAAAATCATCATTAACATCATCATTTGATCATAGTAGAACAAGAACTTATAGAGAAAGAGGTGGTGTATTAAGATATCCATTTGAAGCACTTACAGAAAAAACAGATTACTTACAAATTGATATTGTAGAATATGAACCTGCAAGTAAAAGTAGTTCTAATGAGAATAATTTTATAGGTAGACCTGGAAGTAGAAGAATCCCTTTAAGATCAAGAATACCTGGTGGTCTTTCAACGCAATCATTAGTGAATAAAGGAACAGTATTACTACAAATACCATCTCAAGTTCAAGATGGTAACTCAGTTAATTATGGTGAAAGTAGTATGAATACTATAGTTGGTGCTGCTCTTCAAGGTGCTACAGATATAATGACGGGAGCAGGTAATGCATTAGGTGGAGACGGAACTTTACAAGAAAACTTATCTGCTGCAGGAACAAGTATAAGTGATTCTGTAAAAAAAGCACTTGGATCAACAGATATAGATGGTCAACAGGCTAGATCATTAATCACTAAAAAACTTGCATCATCAGTAGTAGGTGCTTTTGGTGCACAAGTATCTGTAAATCAATTATTAGCAAGGCAAGAAGGACAGATATTTAACCCAAATATGGAGTTATTATTTGATGGTCCTACACTAAGAAACTTTAGGTTCTCATTCAAAATGACACCAAGAAGTCAACAAGAAGCAGAACAATGTAAGTTGATTATAAGAACATTCAAAATGAATATGGCACCCAAAGTTACTTCAGGTCGTGGTGGTCAAAGTTTATTTCTAAATACACCAAACGTATTTCAATTAAGATATAAGAGTGGATTTAGAAATCATCCATTCATGCATAAATTTAAACAATGCTTCTTAACTGATATATCAGTTAACTATACTGGTGAAGGTGTTTATGCAACTTATGAAAATAGAGAACCAGTTTCTATGATTATGGACTTAACATTCAAAGAACTTGAACCAATTTACGATCAAGATTACTTTAATGATAGAGGTCGTGATTTAGACAGTACAGTAGGATTCTAACATGGGATATTTTAGAGAGTTACCAAATTTATTATATCAATCATTTACATCTGATAAAAGATCTTCCTTAGATTATGTGGAAGTAAAGAATTTATTTCGTAGAGTCAAACTCAGAGATGATCTGCAAAATGTATTCACACTATTTGATAAGTATGAAATACCAGATGAATTTAGACCTGAAAATGTAGCAGAAGATTTCTATGGTAATGATGAATTAGATTGGGTTATATTATTAACTGCTAACATCACTAATGTTAGAGATCAATGGCCTCTAAACAATAGAGATATCTATCAATACTCTCTTGAAAAATATGGTGATGCTTTAAATGCTACTAGATTTTTTGAAACAAAAGAAATCAAAGATAGTAAAGGTAATATAATATTAGAAAAAGGAAAAGTTGTAGATTCTGACTTTGAATTTAAATATTATGATACTACTGGGGTTGTAACAGTAAAAGGAACTAGTGTTAGAACAGGAATATCTAATTTTGATTATGAAGTTAGAGTAAATGATGAGAAGCGAAGTATATTCATACTTAAATCAGATTATTTACAACAGTTCTTAAATGACTTTAGAGATATAATGATATATGGTCAATCATCTCAAGCAATAGATGATAATCTAGCAAAGACGGAAAATACAAACGTTACAATGCCATAAAAAAAGGGGTCAATTAAGACCCCTTTCTTGTGCTATTCAGCAGCGAGTTTAGAGAAATACGACATTGCATCGTCTTCATCATCTGTGCTTGATGGAGTAGTAACAGCAGCAGTTACTAACTGCTCTGCGGAACCACGATCATTATCTTCATCAATAGTTTCTGCATCTTGAGTAACTTTCTTATTACCAAGAACATAACTTAGACGAGTCTTAAGTTCATCATAGGACTTGAACTGATCTGTAGCAACAAGTTCTGCAAGAGAGTGCTCTTTCTTCCAGAGTCCTTCTA